AAGGTACTACCAAAAGAACTACAGTACGACGGGGATTGGCCTTGGGTGAAGTTTAAAAAGACTCGAAAGTATCAGGACAACTCCATAGTTATAAGTAAAGATGTTGGGGGGCTAAGTTTGGTTGCAACATGGGTAAGAACAGATAGTTTTACAGAGGACAGAGACTAAAAGATGACACTTACCGTTAGTACACCGTCCGTAACATCCGAATGGGTGCCACCGCACGAACTGCCAGACCTAACACACGCCAAAACAATCGCTATCGACGTGGAAACCAAAGACCCGAACCTTAAAAAGATGGGCCCCGGATGGGCCAGAGGTGACGGGGAAGTGGTAGGATACGCCGTGGCAACCCCCGAGTGGGCCGGATACATCCCTATCAGGCACCAAGGCGGTGGAAACCTAGACGAAAAACAAGTTAACAAGTGGCTCAAAAAGATATTCGACTGCCCCGCAGATAAAGTCATGCACAACGCTCAGTATGACCTCGGCTGGATCAAGCGCATGGGCTTTGATGTAAAGGGCCGTGTGATCGACACGATGGTTGTGGCGTCCCTGCTTGATGAAAACCGTAGAAGCTTCAGTCTCAACAACCTCTGTTACGAACTACTGGGCATAGCCAAGTCAGAAAAACTATTAAACGCCGCCGCGGTGGAGTTTGGGTTCGATGCCAAAGCAGAAATGTGGAAGATGCCCGCAATGTTTGTCGGGCCTTACGCACAGAACGATGCAGAGATTACGCTTAAACTGTGGGACTACCTGTCTGTACAGGTGGGCGAAGAAAACCTTGAGGGCGTTACAGAACTCGAATTGGACCTCCTGCCCTGCCTTGTAGACATGACGTGGCGCGGTATCCGCGTTGATATGGACAAAGCTGAAATAACGAGAAACGCAATCCTTAAGCGCGAGAAGGAAGTCCACAAAGAAATAAAACGTATCTCCGGCTGCGACATAGAAATCTGGGCGGCGGCGTCTATTGCCAAAGCCTTCGATAAAATGGGCATAGAATACTTTAAAACAGAAAAAGGCTCTCCGTCCTTCACCAAGAAGTTCCTGTCAGAACATCCCGATAAGTTACCTAAACTGATCGTAGAAGCGCGGAACCTCAACAAAACGTCCGGCACGTTCATTAACAACATCCTGACCTTCTGTAACTCAGATGGACGTATACACAGTCACATAAACCAAATCAGATCGGATGACGGCGGTACTGTATCAGGGCGGTTCTCCATGAATAATCCCAACCTACAACAAATTCCCGCCCGTGACCCTGAGATAGGACCAATGATCCGGTCCCTGTTCCTGCCAGAAGAAGGCGAACAATGGGCCGCTATCGACTACTCCCAACAAGAACCGCGCATCTTGGTTCACTACGCACACGTATTTGGTAAAAGCCAAAACAGAGTGCTAGGGGGCGTCACAGAGTTTATACAAAGCTACAATGACGATCCGCGGACCGACTTCCATACGATGGTGGCAGAAATGGCGGGCATCCCGCGTAAACAAGCGAAGACCGTGAACCTCGGTATTATGTACGGCATGGGCGTGGGTAAGCTGGCGATTGAGCTTGATCTGCCCGAGGAACAGGCCAGAAGCCTAATCAACCAGTACCATGAGCGGGTGCCGTTTGTAAAAGAACTGATGAAGGGTGTACAAAGTCACCTTAGTCAGAAAGGAAGCCGAGGCCATGTACGGTCCCTACTAGGCCGGAAGTGTCGGTTTGAGTTGTGGGAACCAAAGCAGTTTGGAATGTTTAAAGCTCTGCCGTTCGAGCAAGCCGTACTAGAACACGGCAAGCACACCCCGCTAGTCAGAGCGTACACCTACAAAGCACTCAACAGGCTGATCCAAGCGTCCGCCGCGGACATGACCAAGAAAGCTATGGTCGATCTGTACCGAGAAGGTTATCTGCCGATGCTGCAAATACACGATGAACTGGCTATGTCAGTAAAGTCCCGAGAAGAGGCCGAAAAGGTTGCACTAATCATGCAAAATGCTGTACCCTTGGAGTTGCCAAGCCTTTGTGACGTTGAGTTGGGTCCGTCATGGGGCGAAGCAGTATAGTCTGCTCTTCAACTCCCCCGCTTTGGTTCAGCAAGGCGGGGGTTTTTTGTTGTGTATCAAGTGTTTATCCTATATAGTCCCAGAAACTCGCACAAAGGCGCATAAGATGGATACTACAAAATGGAAATCAGTCCTCGTTCCGGTCGAAGTTTACCGAGAACTGAAGATTTTATCGGCTATCGAAGGCCGCACAATCAGCGGACAGCTACGCTTTATGTTTGACCAATACAGCAACCTGAAGTCCGTCCGAAATAAGCTGAAGCAACACTACGAAGAAGCTTGACCACTCCCATATTATCGCGTATGTAATATGTATCTCCTCATGAGATATTAATGTTTGTTCTCCAATAAACATGGAACCCTCACCGAAATACCCGCGGTGAGGGTTTTTTCTTGTCCAATTAATCACGCTAACGTCGTTAGCGTGACGGATTTAAATCAGCATTTTAATCCGTTTTAAAAACCTAAGACTAAGGGTCTATTCAAGTATTTATTATTTGTACTTGACTATCTCGTATAGTTGGTTTATCTTAGCTTTACTCAACCAAAGGAGAACAAACATGCTTGAGTCACGCTTTCTTGATAAAGCAGCCGCAACAGAACTGCTTAGTAATAACTGGTATAAAAACCGTAAAATCCACAGAGGTATTAAAGATCAACACGTTAAAGACCTCGCGGCAAAGATTACACAAGGCCGCTGGGTTGTAGACGCAATGGAAACGCCTATTCTAATTGATACAGACGGTATTTTATATAATGGTCAAAATAGATGTATGGCTGTAATTCTCGCTGACCAAGGTGTGGTGGTGCAGTGCCGTATAGAGACGCCGGAAGAGTGCCAAAGACTGTACGCGTCTCTGGACCTCGGCAAAGCCAGAACAATCGCAGACATTACAGGCTTAAACCAAAGCAACATAGTGCAGCCTATACTCTACCTCATGCGCTGCGCGGGCCTTGAGGGGCGTCTCAAAGACGAAGCCGTCGTATCGCGGATCGCGGATACTTACATGGGAGATATCCTGCGCCACTTCGATCAGAACACCCGCTGGGTAAAAAACAATCGGTGCTTTAATTCTGTTCAATTTAAGGCCGCAATGGCGTACTGTGTTCACAGGCGGGTACTGCCCGATTACGAAGCTATCTCGGTGCTTGAAATGTTGCAGAATAACAAAGACTACCACTGGCCTTCCATGTATTTAAATTATCGCGAACAAATCATGTTTCCAAACGGTAAGCTAAATACTAGCGGTAAGAACGTAGCAAACGATAAGTTCTGCCGAGGCGTTTATCTGATCGAACGGCGCATGAAACATCAAAGCAAGATTCAAATATCCAGCGGCTTTCTGGATGACCTCCATTCAGACGTTCGCCGCGTGATCCGAGAGGCTGCTGCCGAATGAGTTATAAGATAGAAAAAAACATCCCCCTTCCCGCGTCACAGCGGAAAGGGAAGTTCGCTATCCTAGAGGATTTGGAAGTTGGAGACAGCTTCCACGTTGCAGATGTAACCGCGCCAGCGGGCATTTATTCAAAAGCAGAAAGCCTCGGGATTAAAGTAACCGTCAGAAGCATCCTACATCATGGCGGCGGCTTCAGAGTTTGGAGAATCGAATGAGCGACAAAGCTTGGCATATCAGCTACCTGTCCGCTATCATCGGACCGTGCGCCGCAACAACCGATGACGGTTGTATGGCGTGGGAAGACGCAGAAAAAAGTGACTTTGTTATGCGCCTACTTGACAGGGAAAATGACGGCAAAAACCTCCTAGTCGTTATTCAACCAGAAATGAACGAATTGGCACTATACACCGTGACCGGATATTGCGTGGCAAACGATCTGCCGTACATGATTAAAGATTGGGATACCCTGACCGCAGAAGGGCAAAAAGAAGCCCAGAAAACTAGGCACTGAACATGATCCACCGCGACGAGTACGAACGTGTGTGCGAAGAAAACCGAAAATTGCGGGACTTGGTTAAAGCCAAGTCCCCAATGGCTATGATGCAAATGCTTAAACGGTTTCTGGGAGGGAACTATGACCGTACTGGAACAGTGGAAGACCCTAGCGAAAATAGAGAACGCCAAGATGCTGGAACCCTACGAGGGCCGACCCCCTAACTACGGTATCGTCAAAAATAAGATCAAAGGCGGCGGACCGCGGCTCTCGGAAATTAACCGCTCACTCGCCGCACAAAAACTTTTGGAAATGTCCCAAAAAGGTTATACTCTGGAAGAAGCCGCCGTTGAAACAAACTCCCCAATAGAGAAAGTTCTAGGCCGCGCCAGACGCTATCAAATCACGTTTAAAGGGCAGGAGGAGCTTTATGAGTAATCACCTATCAGAAGTGGCAGAAGGCATCATACAGGCTTGCCCAACGCAGCTTAACCCAGATGAAATGTCTACCCTGATTGCGTACATGATCTGGTCATACGGTATGCAGGGCGATTGGGACGATATGCTGCCCAAAATCGTGCGATGCATAAATTTGGATGATGGACACGCCCGTATCGTCAGAGTGGCTAACAGAGACGCTATCAAGTTTCTGGATAAAGTACGGGAGGATGTTAGCAATGCCCGACGCAGTTAAACTGTTCTCCGAAATAGATCAGCAATTCCTAGAACTGGAACAGCAGTTCGAAATAATCAAAAAACAACGGGAAGAAATAGAACTATGCAAAAAGAAGACATCAAACGCATCCAAAAAGACCTCAACCCCGCACAACAAGCCGAACTGAAGTTCCTCCGACGAGAAGTCGATAGATGCCAAGATGCGCGGTTCGTAAAAGAACCACTCCCCAACGCTAACCAAAACTACTGGGCCGCAGCAGAAGAACTCGACCGATACGTCAGGAGCCTTCGTAATGATGGATACTGGATTTAAAACCATAATCGAAGTGATGAAACAAGGATCGTGGCTCACGGACCTCGAAGTGGCAGAGCGGGCCAAAATGAAACTAGATGCCGCGCTCTACTACCTTCGACGATTAAGGCGCTTGGGTCTGGTAATAAGCGAATGGGTTCACGGACAACGGGTCTGGGGGGTTCTTAACTGCACTTGACTTTCTTCTATACTTGGGGTATTCTGTAAAAGTAACCCCAATGGAGAACAGATATGAAACTAACAGACCTCGAAATAGAAATGCTGCTTGAAGCATACTTCATCTTTTTAGACGTATCAAACAACCCCGATATAAGAACTGAAATCTATACCGAAAACCAACAAGACGCCGCCGTGAGTGCCATGAATAAACTCTACGAAGAAAAATCGCAGAGATTGCTGGACAACAATAATGCGGACTAAACCCAAACACATCGAAGACGCCCTGCTCCAAGCAGAGCGTCACCTCGACGATTGCTGGTTCGAAGATCGCGGATCACGGGCCATCCAAAAAGCAACAGAAACACTGAACAGCATAAAAGCAGCTATAGCCGTGGGAGAAGAATATGAACCAGACTTCTAGGCCGTGGACAATCCAATGCTTCCACGGAACCGCTTACGTCGATTACTATATGCACCGACACGACTTTCACGACGTGATGCTGAGTTATGAATATGACACAAAAGAATGGTGTTCGCGGACGCGGACCTCTCTCGTAACAATAGAAAAAGACACTCCGTTTAACGACGGCAAAGAGTTGTCTAAAGATATGACAAAAAAACTAAGAGCAATTATGGAGAACTATTATGAAAGCCCGAATAAACATCACACAACGAATGCTCAACAAAAGCATCATAGACGCCAATAAAAGCGTCGTAAAATTCTTTCGGGAATACCTGCCCGAGTTGGGATACGACTTCATAGAAAATGGAGGCAAAAAAGTGCTTCTGGCGTACTACTACGATTATAGCTTCTACAGGTATACACCAACACAAATAAGATTGTACCGCCGACCGCGGGGCGATAAACTCATGTCCGTCGAAGGGCTGACAAGACGCGCCAAAGCAGGGGACGTTATGACGTTCGAGCATGAAAAGGAAAGCAACAGAATAATCGTTCGGCTCGAACTGGGTGAACCACCAAAAGAAATCAATCTAATCGAATAGGGCGGGTTTAGGGGTTTTAACCCGCCTTTGCGCAGGGAGCGGTCGCTTAACACTCTCACGCGGTAGGCCATTTTGACATAGTGGTGGCAGGACCGCGGATCAGGCTCTCGTCTTAATTTAGGCGGGAGCCTGTGTCGTTAGTAACACTTATAGTATACCCTCCCAGAAAAATAAAAAAAAAAAAAACGAAAAATATAGGCGTTACCGGTGTTATAAAAGTTACCAGTATGTAATCAAACAAAAAAAGGGCAAAAAAGGGTAACATTTTCGGTAACTCCATACTAAAGATAGGTGTTACATTGGCAGTTTTTTGGCCCAAACGGTTAAGCAGCCTTCTGCGTTAAGCCAAAATCCCCACGAAAAAAGTTACGAAAGTTTTTCTGGCGGGGTATAACATATGTTGCTAAAAGGTATTGTATAGTTATTTGCAGTGGAGAGAACCGTGCCTAGAAAAACAAACGCTGATCTTGCAAAACTCCCCAAGCCTTTGAGGATTAAAGCGAGGCCCATCCCTAGAAAGCATACCGGACTAGCCGTGGATAAAGAGGCCAACCGTTCTGATCCCCGAGGCGCGAAGTACAAAACAGCGGACAGCCCTCTGACGCGTAAGCAGGAGCTTTTTGTAAAGGAGCTTGTAAGCAACGATGGTATGATAACTTACAAGGAAGCCGCTATTCGAGCGGGCTACCCCGAGAGTTCAGCCCACACCCGTGCATATGAGTTAACCAACCCTCACAAATGCCCGCATGTTGTGGCAGCTATCAGGCGGTATCGAAACGAATTGGATGAACGTTTTGCCATCAACTACAGCCGACACGTTCGCGACCTGCAGAAAATCCGTGATGTGGCCCTCGAAAACGGGGCGTACAGTGCCGCGGTACAGGCCGAGTATAGACGGGGACAGGCGCAAGGTGATATATACGTCAGCAAGGCGGAGATCAGGCACGGCAGTATCGACAACATGGATAAAGAGGAGGTGATGAAAGCGTTGAAGGAACTAAAGGAATCCAATGGCTCAGACATTATCGACATTACCCCAACCGAAGATTCCGACGGAAGCGGCGTTTTATCAACAGTTGAGGACAGCCGCGAAAAAGGTTAGGCCCCAATTAAGCCTGACTAGAATAGAAAACTCTGTCGGTCAGGGTATACCCGACCTTATGATCTGCGATGAACGCGGGCTATTTCATTTTGTAGAATTAAAGTTTTGCAAGGCCAATGCGGTACGGTTAAGCCCGCACCAAGTTTCTTGGCTAACGAGGCACCGACACAGCAGCAGTTGGATATTGGTTAAGCAGCATCAGAACTGGGGGAAAAAACCTGTCGTCCTTTTGTATCGTGCGGATCAGGCAATCGCGGTCAAAACAGACGGGCTAAAGAC